CTCCATTTGGAATCTCTGCCTCCTCCATGCCATACTTGAATTCCTTTGCGGCGGCGGCATCAATCGCCTTCAGGACTTCTTCCGTGAAGAACTTCTCGGGGTTCTTGTTGATCTGTGACTCAAACACGGTCTTGCCGTCAGGCAATTCTACCTTCGTGGAATTCTTCTTGAAGATACCGTGCTTGATTGCAAGCGGAACTAGACCGTAATACTTGTCCAATCCCCTATCGAAGGTCAGCAGGGTGTCGATCATCTTATTCTCGCGGGTAAGGCGACCCTTGTACAACTTGCAATGGATGATGTTGCCGACCACCTCGTTGTCCACCTTCTCCTTCTTCTTGGAAAGATAGACAATGGTGGTGGCTGCATACTTAAGACCCGTACCGCCGCCCATCTCCTTGGTAGGAACATAGGCTCCGATGACATCATAAGTATGATTGGTAACGATCAGCGGAATGCTGAACTTGCCCAATTTGAGGGTTACGGTTCGGAAGACCGACTTGATGACTTGTGAACGAGTCATGTCACGAACTTCCTTGCCTTCAAGACCATCGTTCATTTCCTTGCTTGTGGACAACATACCAAGAGAATCAAGAACGATCATCATGGGCTTGCGATCCTCGTCCTTCAACTTGCCGTAACTGTCTAGGATTTGCAGCAATTGGTGGCGGAACTGCTCAACCGTGGCGATTGGGAATACGGCAACACGGCGAGAATCAAGCCCACGCTCATTAATCATGTCGCTCGTAACAGCCTGTTCGGAATCGAAGTAAAGCACGGCTCCATCAGCCTTGTCTTGCAAGAACTGTCGTGCAATACCAAGGGCAAAGTATGTCTTGCCCGTAGCAGATTCACCGGCAATGCCGAGAATCTTGTTGTCTGGCATACCGCCGTGGATTGTCCCCGACAGCAATGCGTTGAACGAATAAGAACCTGTGTCAACGAATCCCGAAATGTCTGCTTCAAGCCCATCAGAAGCGAGAGATGCGTGTTCGTTGCCCGAATCCTTGAGAATGCTCTTCAGAAAGTTGCTCATAGTGTAGACCTCAATGTAGTTAGGGGAGATTATAGCATCATGTATCGTACAATGCAATAATATGCTGACAATAAATTCGGAGACAATTCATGTGTGCGATACGGCGAATCTTTTCAGGAATCTGAGCCTGAATATGTGAATTTGTCTCCACACAGATCACTTCAGGAATTCCTTGATCGTGCAGGAAATTCTCAAATGAGTCCTTTTTATGCGATGTTAAAATTGGCTCATCGCTGATGTCCATCCATTGTCCAAGTTCTTCCACCATGCTATACACGAATTCATCTTCATGTCCTGCATAGTAGAGATATGCGCCACCTTGCAAATCTCTTGGATCTTCGTGCATAGTGTAATAACCGTTTTTTGAAAGTCTTTTCACCAAATCGAAGTTTTCCATCAATCCCTGAATTTCAGAAGAAGGCTCTCCATGATTGTTGAGCATATGCTGATGATTGGATCCTATTGCATTTGAATCTTCTCCTCGCTCATTGCCTCTTGTTCCCATATAGTTTGATGATGTAGATGCAAGAGGAATGTAGGAAATGTTCATGTGCTTGGAAAAGAACTTGGAATCCTCGTAAGTCACGAAATCCATCAGTCCCAAAGTAGCACCTTGCTCGTCACCGTGCCATCCTGCGGAAACCAATATGGATGGCTTGTTGGTTGCCATCTTCAAGGGATGAAAAATCGCCACTTCACCCGCATTTGTGCGAGTATAACCGCTAGGCAAGCGAGAGGAAAATTCGGAGAAATACTTCTCCTGATTGTGTCGTAGAAATGAGTCAATCATGCGAATAAGTCTTCCAATGATGAGGTCTTTTCCATCTTCCATCCGATGCAGTTGATGATTTTCAGCAAAGGATTGACAAAGTTGGTTTCAAACTGAGCGTCATAGTCTATGTATTTGTCCAAGCAAAACTCCGTAGGAATGGTGTTTGGGAATGCAATGACGGTTTGACGAATTGGATTCGGAACCTTTAGCGGAATAAACTTGATCTTGTCGCCTTCGATGATCGGTTGATACTTCTTGGCAAGACCCTTCTCCTTGAGAAGATGATTGAAGATAAGCGATCCCTTGACATGAATAGGCGTGGACTTGCAATAAATGAAAGTCGTGTCCTTGTACTTGGACATCTTCTTCACAGAGCGCGGGGAGGCTGCATCTTGTACGGGGAGGTTCCTGAACTTGTCGCGGAAGTCGGCAACATAATTGATTAGTTCTTCCTCCGTGCCATTCATAATGATGCGAATGCACTTCTTCAGGGAGTCGCGGATCACCTGTGGCGTGGACGAGCGCGAAGTCTCAATACCCATGATCTTCATGTCAGGTTCGGACAGCAGGACATTCTCTTCGCCCATGTAGACATTCAGCATATACCGCTTCTTGGCAGTCCAAATCCCCTGCGATGCAATAGCCTCGCGCTTCATGTGCATCTTCTGGCTGTAGGCATTCTGCTGCAAAGCCAACTCATCGTACTTCTTGTTGATGAACGGCTGAATGACATCGTTGCAGAACTTGTCAAGGAACTTGGTAATCTTCTGCTTGTCAGTCTCCTCGGGCATCACCTGTTCTACCAACTTGCCCAAGCGCAGATACACGGAATCGGTGTCAGAAGCAACGATGAAATCCATGTTCTTTGTCTTCAGGCTCTTGTTCAGGAACTCATTGAGATGCTTTTCAATCCAACGAATTGACAACTGACCAGACACGGTGATTGCCTCTGCGATCTCCTCATCGTAGTAGCGGAAGTATTCGTTGCCGCAAGCACCGAATGCGGAGTTCAACTGAATCTTGCGAACCAACTGAAAGTTGTGGAACTTGGAAATGTCGTTTTTCAGGCGGGCAACCTCATCGGGATCGGCATCGTCACCCAAGGACTTCAATGCTCTCTTGGTCTCAAGCAACTTGCCCTTGAACATCTTGCGTTCCTGATACATGGTCTCCATCAGGCGGGGCAGGACTCCGATCATGTCTCTACGGAAAGTGACGCAATTTGCGGCAACAGATAGATCCTTGTCCTTCATCTTCTCTAGGTACGCGCACACGGGCGTACCCACGGGCGCACCCGCGAGGAAGTCAATAACAGGGAATGAGTTGCGTTTGCCGTCTGAAGTCTTGGTCTCAGGACTCAAGTTGTACTGCATCATCAGGTGGGGATACAGGCTGTCCAAGTCAAATGATACAACCCATTCGTGTCTGCCCACTAGCGGCTCCTTGACATAGGCTCCTTCGAACTTGTCTTCCTTCTCCAAGCCGCCACGCTTCATGGGAATGGCAATCTTGTCCTTGCACAGTTCGTGGTAGATGATCGCATCCCATGTACGAACTTGCGAGAAGACATCGTTGAGGTTTACCTTTGCGCTATAGGCAAGAGCAAGAGCAAGTTCCATCAACTTGAGTTTCTGCTCCAACTTCTCAACGAGATTCACATCGTGGATGTTATACTCAACGAATCGCTGAAAGTCGTTCTGATAGAAGTCCGACAGCGATCCATCATAGGCAATCTTGCGGTCGCCCAATTCAACGAATGCGATGTGATCCAACTTGTAGGATGCCTGTGTCACATAGGTGAACTTGCGATACAGGTCAAAGTAGTCAAGGATGGAGATGCCGATGAGATCATAGACCTCGTTCTTGCGCTCCATGACTTCCACGATGCGGCTCTTGACCATGCCCCAAGGAGACAGACGAAGGGCTTCCTTCTCACCGAAGAGGCGAGTGATTCGGTTGACTAGGTAGGGGATATCAAAGAAGTTGACATTCCAACCAGTAACGATATCCAAATCCAAAGTCTGCCAAGCAGCGATGAAGTCCTTGAGCATACGCTCCTCGTCCTCATAGCAGAAGCACTTGATATTCTCGTCAGCGATGGAGAACTGACCCAAGCCAAAGACAAATGTCTTCTCGCGCAACTTGATGGTGATGGCATTCACCCGTTCATTGGCAGTCTCAATGTTTGGGAAGCCTTCCTCGGATTCAGTTTCAATATCAATGTAACCCACGCGCAGGAGCGAGGGATCGTATTCAATCTCGCCCTTGAACTCGTCACCGATGTACTGATAGATGTATTCCGTGTTGCCGAAGATCTCAAAGCCAGAGACATCACGGTACTGCTCAACGAAGTCGCGGCATTCCTTGATATCGCCAGGTTGAAATGGTTCAACTACGCGACCATCCAAAGTCGTCCACTCGCCCTTGCCGCTCTTACTTGGAACGAACAGAGTTGGATTGTAGGAGACCTTCTCATGGATACGCTTTCCGTAGTTGTCGTATCCGCGATGGAGGATGCTGTTCCCCCGAATTGAGATGTGGGTGTAGAATGGCTTCAAGCGAGAAAGTCTGACAGGGTTTGTGGGACGGATTCCTTGATACGATCCTCTGCGATCTTTACATACTCGGGATTGAGTTCTGTACCAATATAGTTTCTTCCGTTCTTCAATGCAACTACCGCCGTGGTTCCGCTGCCTGTGAATGGGTCAAATACCGTGCCGTCCTTAGGGCATCCTGCAAGCACACAAGGCAGGATAAGATCTTCAGGATACACCGCAAAGTGTGCGCCCTTGTAGCCCTTGGAGTTCACCGTCCATACTGATCGTTTATTTTTCAGTCCACTACTCAAGTCTCCAACTGCTTTCATGTTACCATTTGTTTTTTCTCCCCCGTTTGCTCGGGCAGAACCAACCTGCTCATCAATGTTCTGTTGTAGTCTTGAAACAGAACTTGGTGCAAGTGGTTCCTTGATTGCTTCGTGATCGTAGTAATACTTGGGCTTCTTGGACAGCAGGAAGATGTACTCATGGGCTTTGGTGCAACGGTCTTCCACGCTCTCGGGCATGGGATTGGGCTTGCTCCAAATAATGTCCTGCCGCAGATACCACCCGTCCGCTTGCAGCGCAAACGCTACGCGCCACGGAATGCCGATCAAGTCCTTCGTCTTCAGCCCCTTCTGATCCTTGCGATTTCCAGGAATGAAGTCCGAAGGCATACCACGCTGACCGCCAACAGTCTGCGGTGGTGGGGCGCAGTTCTTTGCACTCATGTACGAGTCGCCAAGGTTCAGCCACAGCGTACCGTCATCACGCAGAATTCGCTTCACCTCACGGAACACCTCCACCATCTTCTCCACATAGCCTTCAACGGTGTCTTCTTGACCGATCTGCGAATCCTCACAGGTCGCGCCACACTTGCCACAGACATCCTTGTAGTAATAACCTTCAACCTTTGTCTGTTCGCGGCTTGGGCGGTTTTCGTTGAATGCGGGATTGCCAAACTTCTTTGTCTTGGTCGGATCGGCAACATGATCGCAGTTTGGATCACCACCCTTCCAATTCGCGGTTCCGTAATCACGAAGCCCGAAGTAAGGAGGAGATGTAATGCAAGTCTGAACGCAGCCATCTGGCAGCGTCTTCATGCCCTCAATGCAGTCGCCAAGTATGATGCGGTGTGTGTTCATATACTATTATTCCACTTAATTCTACTTATCTGATATTCCTATAACGACAACTGGAACAGAAGGGGATGTGTTTCCTATCATGTTCAAATCCCACACTAATTGTTCGTAACATGATACACCAGTACACATAGATTCCGCAAATCTTTTTGTTGGAACTATTTCTACACCACAGTCTATTAATCCTAGTTTCTTGAAAATTGGAATCTTTCCTAGAATGTCATAGACCATGAATGAATATTTACCAAACTGAACTTCAACTCCAACTTTAGATTTTACAAAATCAATTTCTCTGAAACCTTTCAAAGATTTGGTTTGGGGTACAACCCCGTCCTTGTACTGAAGAGGAACATAATCACAGTCTATTCTTTTTCTTTCCCACCCACCATTAATATCTTGTGTTCCGAAGAGTCTTTTAAACTCCGAATTCAATTTCACCTGACTATACAGAAGTTTTCCTTTTATCGCCTTCTCTTTACTAACTTTCGTTTTAAACTTACGAGCATTTATCTTTTCTATAACTGTCTGAATTTGTTTTAACTCACAACTATGATGTTCGTTCATAAACTCTATACCACCATTGAACGAATAAATTGAAGATATTTTCACTTGCTGATATCCTTTACGGTAATCATCTGATATCGCCGTAGAACTTGCCACGCTCAAAGAATTGCTCTTCATGCCCCACAAAGCCAAAGCACTCATGTGCGTAGTCAAGAATGATCTGCTTGTCAAACTTCTTGCAGGAGTACACATCAAGCGTGATGAACCGCTTTGGCTCCATTGAGTGAATCTGAATTCCGCTCTCAATGAGTGGAACCCAACCGCTCACCCCTGCCTTGTCGGGATACAGTTCCGTGCCGTGGTTGGTTGGACCGTGCATGACTACGGGCTGTGACATACGGGTCATGCCGATCTTGTCCACAACGCGCTCAAGAAAGCGGTAGTGCAGTTCCAAGTCATCGGCTGCACCGATGCGGCAGTTGTACATATCAAGGTAATACGAATATCCGAATGGGTTGCTCACTTGGTCATCTCCTTGACGATCTTGTTCCAATACTTCAGAGTAGTGGTGCGCTTGTGTCCCTTCGGACCACCATTGTGAATCCGCGCCAACTGCTCAAGGGTCGCACCCTTCGGAGCATAACGCGCCCAATACGCACGAATGATCTTTTCGGCATACGCCTTGTCCATGCAGTCCTCGTACTTGCCACCGATGGACTTGTCGTGTTCCACAGCGTCCTGCCAATACTCGCGCCAAATCTGATAGGGACCAATCGCCTTGCCACCATCGCCAATCAAGTTGGGATTGCCTCCCGACTCAACTTGCCGCATTGCTTCCAAGAGTCTTGCGGAGTCTATCGAACGGGCTGCTTGCGGTCTGCTTGCTGCCATCGACAGCAGGGCTACTATGAGGAGTAGAGGAATAGACTTCTTGAATTTCATCATTGCTGAACTTTACCTTCTTGGGGCTTTCCTGAAGAAACTGCACTCGCCCTTCTTTAGTATCGTCAATGCCGCCGCCGCTGCATGAATTTTCCTTGGAGTTCTTCTTATCGGTCACATATGCATAAAGAAGTACCGAATAATTGATCATGTCCAATACGGTATCTTCCAACGACTCATCCTTGACTTCAAACTTACCAGACTCCATAAAAGAGGACAGTCTGCTCATCTTGTCCGTCATGCGAACAAGCATTCCCGATTCGGTCTTGCAGATTCCCATTGATTCCACGCGAGTGAAATTGGCGAATGGTTCGACTCCATGCCGTCCTGCATAGTCCGCATTCTTTCTACGCATCAGATTGCGAGACTTTTCACATAGCATTTCGTGAGTCTTGAGTAATTCTTCGCGGTTCATCATGAGATTCCTGTTGAGCCAAAGCCACCTGCTCTGCTCGTCTTTTGAGAAATGATCTCGGTGGTGGGAACGAGATTGTATTGAAGGACGGGAACCATCTCTGCTTGCGCGATTCGGTCGCCGTGGTTAATCTTGATTGGAATGCTACTGATATTGAGAACGATGATCTTGGTTTCTTCGGTGTAGTCAGAATCAATCACACCTTCTGAATTCGCCATGATTAGTCCTGCTTTGAGCGCGAGACCTGAACGCGCATGGATGCGGACAGAGTAACCAACAGGAATATCGAACACAATTCCCGTTGGGATCATCATTCTTTCGCCTGGATGGACAACAGTAGTGAACCTGCCCTCGGAGTCCTTGATCACAGGAGTGGCAATCCTCATTGAATTGACATCGTAACCTTCAATGCGTGTTGCGTTTGGAGGAAAGTGCGCCCGAAGGTCAAAGCAAGCAGACTGCTCGGATGCAAACGAGATTTCGGGAACATCAGTATGGAGTCTGTGATACTTAAGCACTTGGTTCATAGTGAAGGAATTGTATCGCAAAAACAGCGATCAGTCAAGTGGTTCTGCGGTCTTTTTCCTGCCGATGTTGTACTTCGGAACGAGTTCCCAATCCTTCTTTTCGCCGTGTGGAAGGATTTTCAAATACGAGACAGGCACAATTGGTTCTTTGCTCTTCGCAGGATCAACTAACTTGATTAGTCCCCACTCCGACAAGAGGTTTGCAATTGTATTTCTACGGGCTTGATCACTTTCAGGGAATGTCGTTGGCATACCATCCAACATGAACAATTCCTTAAAATGCACAATGTAGTACTTACCCTTTTTGTGCAAAATGTGACAAGATTGGAACAGTTTATTTTCGGTCTTTGATGAAATGCCGATGCGGGTCAGCGTTTCTTTGACTTTTAGGAAGTTCTCTTGTTGAGGTAGAGTCACTTCAATGAAGTTTGATAAATCCATGACAATTCTCCTGAATGTCGTAACAGGAGTTATTTAGTCTTTGGATTTTTCAAGTCCCTCCTTTGTACATTTTTTCCTTGATTTCTTGGATATCCTGCTCAGTAAGAATGGTGGCGTATTCCGCTGCCCTACGGCGATTGACTCCGTAATACTGCACGATGAGTTCTTCCAACTCATCCTTTTCTCTCTTGATCCACTTGGCATAACGCTTTCTCTTCCTTACCGTGAAATAGAGATAATCGTAATGCAGTTTCTTGTCAAGGAAAGGCACGGCATTCATTTCGTTTGCCGCCAATACTGTGTCAGGAGAAAAAGAAAGACCCTTGTTCACAAGGTAAGGCATATATGCCTTTTCCAATTCCCCGTTGTCGTTTAGTATGTTTCCCGTCTTTTCGTTGATGCTTTTTACAAATTCAAATGGATTCATTTTTCCTTTTCATCCTCAAGATTCGAAATATCCTCCAAGTCTTCTTCTGACTTGATGGACATTATCAACTTAACCGGTATGTAAATCCACTTGTTCAAGTGGACATCAAAGAAAGAGTGAAGAAGAAAGGCATCATATGCATTTATGCCATGATACCTATCAATCAGAGGGGCTTCAACAAATTCATCCTCAACGGCAATAGTTTTGTGCTTGACCTTTGCCTTCTTCCTTTTGCCGTCCAAATCCTCGTATTCAATCTCCAAGGTCTTGGGGCTAATCTTCTGAATCACTATGTCTATCCATCGTGCAAACATCTGCTCTGACACGCCCGAAAGTTCAAAAAGAGTGGTAACTTCATCCACTATCTTTGCCTGACTCTTAGTTGCTTTAATCGCAAAATAGTCTTCTCGTTCCTTGATGAAAGTGCGTCTTGCAGTTTCACATTCCTCCAAGTAGGAGATGTAATCATATTTGCTTGAGAGATTTTCAACTATTTGTACGGTTTTGTCAAGTTCCTCGTCGGTGAGGTCTTGACTCACAAGCATTACCTTTTGCACGGGATTCGTGAGACCATCAGGAGAAATCAACTCCTTACGAAGTGTCTCGTTCACCTCTGATATTTTGTTGCGATACTCCTCAATAAACTCCTTGATCTTGTATTTCTTGTTGATCAAGTGTATTGAGATAGAAAGATCATTGAGGCTAGCAATCTTCTTTTCCATATCGCCTCCTCATTGTATTTAGGTTTTGAAGGTGCAGTCGGAGGCAAGCATCAGGCAACAGGCTACAAGATTGATTTCCTGATCTGCCACAAATGCAGACTTGTATTGGTATTCAGAAATGATCAGAACTGCCTGTGGAATGGACGCGGGTTCAATGTGATCCTGCAACGCATCGTAAATCCTGCGAAAAATTCCAGCCATTTCCTTGTCCGTATTATCCACCGCCCATTTTCGAATGCCGCCAAAATCCTTCTTCTTCATGGATTCAATCAGGGATTTTACCGTGATATCCGAGGATGTTGCCAGTATTCCGCTGTCTATTGAACCAGACACGGAATAACGCTGAATCAGATTGAGAACTTTGCGAAAATCGGGAAAATTCTTGATGATGAGTTCCGCTACGACCTTTTCGTCATAGGAAATCTCCTCGCTATCCATCACAAACTTTGCACGGGCAAGGAACTCACTTGCAAGAGTTGGCTTCTCCTTGTTCGGAATCTTGAAGTCAATCACCGTACAGCGTGAATGCAGCGGTTCGATAATCCTGCTCTTGAAATTGCAAGTCATGATGAACCTGCAATTTACGGCAAACTCTTCAATGAATCCGCGCAGGGCGGGTTGAGTAGACTGCGGATTGAGATAGTCAGCCTCGTCAAGGATGACAACCTTCTTCCCCCCGCCAAGGGCAACGGTGGATGCAAAATTGCGAATGCGAGTCCGCAATACATCAATACCGCTGTCCTCACTTGCATTTACGAACAGGTAATCAATACCCAATTCGTTGCATAGTGCCTTGGCTACCGTAGTCTTACCACAACCCGCCCCGCCGTTAAGAATAAGGTTCGGAACATCACCAGTCTTGGCAATGTCCAAGAACATCTGCTTGATGCTCTTCGGCAGAACGCAATCTTCTATCTTGTTTGGTCTGTATTTCTCAACGAGAAGCGACATCGGCTACCTTGCTATTGGAACCCTCAAACACGCTGTCGGCTTCAAGGGAAATCCAATAGGTGATGCCGTTCGCGTTCTTGAACTGACTGACCTTCTTCTCGCTGATTCCTA